TAACCAAACAACAAGCGTACCACCGTCTTCAAACATAAGTAATAATAATACCAATCCACAAAACACGGGACCATTAACAATGATAGGGACAGCAGTACAACTTAATGCGAGTAAAACTAAATCCTTAAATGTTAAAATTAATCCCAAAGCAACAGGATGGATTTTGTCTCCAAATGTTGATATGAGTTATGTTGTGAATGAATTAGTTTCAGATAATGGAACTACAAAAACACAAAGGGTTAGTCAAGGTTTTATAGGTGTTGGAGGACAAGTGAACAATGGAGAATTTAATATTACATTACAGGAAGTTGAATCATATTTTATTTCAAACATCCCTAAGATAGAGGGCAAAACTCAAATAGATTGTGTATTCATATTGAAGGCTTATAGAGGACAAGAACAACCTGTTGTACAACAATTCCCATTCAAAGTTTGGTATACAGTACCTAATCAGGCGCAAGTGCCTACTGAGAATGTACCAACAAATCAAACTAAACCGACGTTTCCAAGGCAACAAATTTCCATTGTTCGTATTGGAGAATTCCCTACTTTAGAAGGTAATGGGTGGCAATACTATAATGTAAAAAAACCTGCAGGTGGATACATCACATTTAAACTTGAAACAGAAAAACCGTTTGAAGAACAAAATGTTGACATACGTTCGCCACAAGTAATAGATAGTGCAACATATGAAATTCTATATGAGGCCAAAAGAGGGGACGGTATTACTACAAACTATACATATGAAATTATACCTAATAAATTAGGTTCATTCCGATTACAAGTAATTTACAGACCATATGGTTACACATCCCCAATAAATGGTGAGGTTTTGGAACAAACAATACTGAGTGAGATTTTCACTTTATAACATAACAATATATTTATAAGAAAAGATTTTTATGAATTTAAAATCAGCATTAGACAATTACCTTGGAAAATCAGTGAGATATTCTGAGGAAGATAACGGTGATGGAACAAAACAAGTTTGTGATTTAGACACAGGCGATTGTTATACCGTTAGAGAAAGAGATGGTCTTATTGAAAGAGCCGGACATATTCAAACAGTAAACAGAAAGGTCAGAGTTGAGACTGCCAAAGGAATAAAAACATTATTAAACGGTTAAGAAAATGAGTTTAGATAAAAAGATTATAAGCGAGATTGAAAGATATAGAAGTATTAACAACTACATCTTGGAACAAGCAGCGGCACCACCAGATTTGGGAGCATTAGCACCAGCACCTGGTGAGGTAGGAGCGGGAGCACCACCTCCACCGGCACCTGCAGAGGCAACACCTCCAGCAGCACCTGCGGCACAAGAACCTCAAAAAATTGATGTTGCAAATGACCCTGATGTTGAGAAACTTGACGATGAAGGAAAATCTGATGAGAAGAAAGATGAAGACGCAGGCGGAACTGAAGAATTAGAAATCACAGATTTAGTTGATTCACAAAAGAACATAGAACAAAAACAAGAAGAATATTTCCAAAACTTATTCTCACAACTTTCAAACTTAGAGTCAAAGTTAGGTGAGATGGATTCAATCATGAACAAACTTAACGCTTTGGAAAATAAGATTGAAAAATATAGAGAGAAAACACCACAAGAAAAATTAGAATTAAGAACTTTGGATTCTTATCCATTCAATCAAAAGTTATCACAATTTTTTGATGACAAACAAGATGAAATGGAAAAGACAGGAAAAAATGATTATGTTTTAACAACGGATGATGTTAAAGATATCAACGTAAGTGATATCAAAAACTCATTCCAACCAGGAGGTGACTTAGATAACTACAAATAATAAAAGGGACTGAAAAGTCCCTTTTTAATTTGACATATAGGGGTTTCCCAATTATATTTAATAAACAATTAAAACACTTTAAAATGAGTAATGTATTAGATGCCGTATTGGCGCAGTATGAAAAAAATCAAATCGGGGGCGGGGCCCAATCCAAAATGTCGCAAGACGAAAGAATGAAAAAGTATTTCGCTTTAATCCTTGGGGATAAAGAGAAATCAGGTCAAAGAAGAGTGAGAATTCTTCCTACACCAGATGGTTCTTCACCATTCAAAGAAGCTTGGTATCATGAAATCCAAGTAGGTGGTCAATGGCAAAAGTTCTATGACCCAGGAAAAAATGACAATGAGCGTTCACCTTTGAATGAGGTTTACGAAGAATTGATGTCAACAGGTAAAGAATCCGACAAAGAATTGGCAAAACAATACAAATCACGTAAGTTCTACATCGTGAAGGTTATTGACAGAGACAATGAACAAGACGGACCAAAGTTCTGGAGATTCAAACACAACTACAAGAATGAAGGTATCTTAGATAAAATCATTCCAATTTGGAGAAACAAAGGTGATATCACTGACCCTGAAAATGGTCGTGACCTTATCATTGAATTGGCAAAATCTAAAACTCCAAAAGGTAAAGAATACACAACTGTTTCAGCAATTATGTATGAAGACCAAGCACCTGTGTCTACAGATAAAGACCAAGCAAAAGAATGGGTTAATGATGAATTGACTTGGACTGATGTTTATTCTAAAAAACCTGTAGAATATCTTGAGGCAATCGCAAGAGGAGAAACTCCGAAATGGGATTCTGAAAAAGGTGGATATGTTTACGGAGACGCAACTGTGTCTGAAGAAACAATTGGTGGTTCAAAATCATCTTCAAAGAAAATTGAAGACCCACAAGCGGATGCTGATGTGGACTCAGATTTACCATTCTAAATTTATAACCAAAGGGTGGTGAAAGCCACCCTTATTTTTTTATTATATGGCAATTAAGAAAAACAATTTCAATAAAGTAAAAGAGAAGTTTTCAACTTCAGCAAAATATAAACCTCAAAGGTTCCTTGATTTGGGTGGTGACTTTTTGGATGCGGTTGGTCTTCCAGGCCCTGCCATAGGACACCTTAACATGTTCTTGGGTCACTCAGATACAGGTAAAACAACAGCAGCAATTAAGGCGGCTGTGGATTGCCAAAAGAAAAAAATTCTTCCTGTTTTCATTATCACAGAACAAAAGTGGTCTTTTGACCACGCAAAACTTATGGGTTTTGAATGTGAAGAAGTGGTTGATGAAGAAACAGGTGAAATGGATTGGAACGGATTTTTTATCTTCAACAACAATTTCAGTTATATTGAGCAAATCACAGATTATATAAATTCACTATTAGATGCTCAAGAAAAAGGTGAGTTGGATTATGAAGATGAAGAAGGTTCTCAATCACCAAGTTTATGTTTCATTTGGGATTCTGTTGGTTCTGTACCTTGTAAAATGACCTTTGATGGTAAAGGTGGTAAACAACACAATGCTTCAGTTTTATCAGATAAAATTGGAATGGGTATCAATCAAAGAATTTCAGGTTCAAGAAAGGCTGACTCCAAATGGGAAAACACTTTAATCATTATTAACCAACCATGGGTTGAACTTCCTGATAATCCTTTTGGACAACCAAAGATTATGGCAAAAGGTGGTAATGCTGTTTGGTTAAACTCATCATTGGTGTTTTTGTTTGGTAATCAAAAAGGGGCTGGTACAACTAAGATTACGGCAACTAAAGATAAGAGAAGTGTCAAGTTTGCGGTAAGAAGTAAAGTATCTGTATTGAAAAACCACATCAATGGATTAGGATTTGATGACGGTAGAATTATTGTTACACCTCATGGATTCTTGGCGGGTAAAGATTCAACTGAAGAGAAATCTTCAATAGAAAAATACAAAAAAGAATACGCTGACTATTGGAAAGAAATCATCGGTACTGAAGGTGATTTTGATTTGAAAGAAGAAAAAGAAGATTGATTGTTTCACCACTAAATTGAATATGTGACTAAGACATTGTTGGTAGATGGGGATAACCTGTTTAAAATTGGATTCCACGGGGTCAGAGAACTCTATAGCGGAGGTTCTCACATAGGTGGAGTATATCACTTCATTAATACACTTAGGCGATTTTTGGAGGAGCACAATCATGATAAAGTGGTTGTATTTTGGGACGGTGATTCCAACTCTTCAATAAGAAAGTCAATCTATCCACAATATAAGGGTAACCGACGTCAGGATATGAATGAGTACAAATACGAATCTTACTTGCAACAAAAGGCAAGAGTAAAGATGTATTTGGAGGAGGTTTTTGTCCGACAGGTTGAAATGATTAATAATGAAGCCGATGATTTGATTGCTTACTATTGTAAGGTGGCAACCAATGAAAACATTATTATCTTCTCAGCAGATAAAGACCTTACACAACTCATTTCTGAAAGGGTTACAATATTCTCTCCAGTTCACAAACAGTATTTCAAAAACGGGTCCAAGATATCAATCAATAAAGTAGATATTCCCCACAAAAACGTAACTGTTTGTAAAGTCTTCACAGGAGATAAATCAGATAACATAGATGGTATTGAAGGATTGGGTGAAAAAACCTTAATCAAATTATTTCCAATTTTGCTTGAAAAACCATGCACTGTGAGTGAAATATTGGATAATGCCCGAAATATCACGCAGAAAAAACCTATTAAAAGTTTATCTAATATTTTGACTGGTAAGACAAAAAGCGGTATACTTGGAGAAGAGTTTTATACCATAAATTCACAAATTGTTGACCTCAACAATCCCCTCATTACAGAAGAAGGAAAACAACTTGTTGAGCAAATTCATACAGATACCATAGACCCCACAGATAGAGGATATAAAAATTTAATGAGACTGATGATGGAAGACGGTCTTTTTAATTATCTTCCCAAGAATGATGAAGCTTGGGTCAACTTCCTAAAACCATTCATGAAATTAACTAGAAAAGAAAAAAGAAACACAAACAAAAATTAAAACTATGAAAGAACAGGACAGCACGAAAATGGAATTCCTTCTAACTCTTAATGACAACATTGTTGTACAAAGATTCTTTAATGTTAGGGGTTACAATCCTAAAGCAAAGAATTCAATGGAGTTGTATGAATTCATTAAATCTTTGAGTGAAGAA